TCAAGGAGGGTTGGTTGGTCCACTCGTTCTCGTGCCCCAAGGGCAGGAAGGTTCACCAGTAATTCTGGGTGATTAACTTCCAGGAAATCCGCCAAGGGACCTCGGTCCCCTTTAAGTTCACGAAACGGCGTGTTTTCGAATGCCTTACAGGATTCTCTCTCGAGATCCTGCGCCTTCCTTTGGAACCAGCTCCACCTTATTCCTGAGAACAGGCGATGGGACTGGTCTGGCTTTAAAAGGTCAACCAGCCTATGAAGAAAGCTCGTATGAACGGCTCTCCCACGGGCCTCCGGCAATCTATCCCTGAACTCTTCTGTCAGGGTGACCACCTGCTCTAGTCGTAAAGAGTGACCATGAGAGTGGTTACAACCCCAGGGTGGTAGCAAACGGGCTACGGCTCGATATACCTTCCGCTCCCGATGCCTCAACAGAGGTTCAAAGGACTGACCAAATGTCCTCATCAATTCCATAAAGTTCTTGGAATTGGGGTCCCGCCACTTAAAGCCTGAGACCACTCGCTCGGGGGTAATTATCTTACCAGCGAACTCTGTTAAGTGATTCGATCGAATACTCTTGATCGGATCTAGAGGACATTCCAAAAGATCCATTGTCCTGACGTACTTTTCATACGTTGGCTGATGTAGAATTACCACATCATCACCCAGGATGAAGAATCTCCCGGGAACACCTCCTGATAAGTAATCCAGAAGGAGGCCATGAGTCAGTGCGAAACTCGCAAATGAAGGATACAGCCCCATAGGCTGGCCTTTCGACCAGGAGAGGGAACCATATTTTCCGGTTCTCCATTTGCAACGACTGAGTTCACAGAACAACTCGACTTGATGTAAATCACTAGGAAAAATGCTTGATAAAACAGCACGCTGCAGAGATAACGGAAAGTAATCTGTAGCGCTAGTGAGGTCGACTGCGAAGGCTGTGTGCCCCGCACGCAGATGCTTTTGGACAACTGCATAAGCTTTATCTTGCTCAAATGTGCAGTCCCAAGGCATATCACGAAGTGTTTTAAATAACCTCTCACCCAACGGGTTCAAGGCGGCTTGGTGGATGCGATAAGGACTTGCAATCCATCGGACTTTCCAGCCACCGTCCTTGGTTAGAGGAACGAGGCTCCCTGCTTCGACTGCATTAAATGTCGGACGCAGAGGATTGTTCTCACCCCAAAACTTCACCCCATCTTCACAGATGGGTAAGGTGATCCCTAATCTTCGCAGGGTAGTCCAATTGAGCCCTTCCAACACCGGCGAGTAACATTGCCAGTGCCGTTCGAGAAAGGTTAAGTTATCTGGATAGGAAATCCAATCCAGTTCTTTCTCTAGGTGCAAGTGCTGAGGTACCGACGGACCCCCAAACACTGGTGCTTTAGTGGCAACACGACCTTGGAAGGTGAGTAGCGGGCGAGAAGAGCCCACTCTCAAATGACCAACTACTTTCTGTGCGTGTGATGCAAGATCTCGTATTAGCTCAGGAGGAATGAAGCACTCCTTTGCCTCTACTGAGGTTCTCATCTTCTTGACGTGCGATTCGGTTGGCTCTGAGGGGATAAAACTGCTATAACACATAAGGCAGTTTATCACAATCTCAAAGTTATCCAAATTCTTGCGCGCAAAACGCCTGAGAGACCCCAACACACCTTTCCAGTCACCGTTCCTGTTTTTGGCAACCCAGGTAACGGGAAGAAGTCCCGCTGCTTCTCGAACGAAGTCGTTCTTCAAAGACTTAAGACGGGAAACTGTCCAAGCTGGACCAGAATTTTCCTCCCATTTAAGAATCTCACTCTGGAGGTCTCGCGACCACTGAGCTGGGAGTCCATAGCCAACAAAACGGCCTTTCAGATCCGGGCAACGGGTATAACCCATTGGGTGCCTCCTTTCATTATTAGAGGTGCCTAGTTGCTCGGCTTCCGAGGGTCAGCCGGAGGATTTGTGAGCCCGCTCCCACCACGGGAGCACATTTTGCAAAGGTAGGTCCAAAGAACTTCCTAGAACGGAGGATCGAGAGGATCACGAACGTGAGAATCACCAAATGAAGGTTCTCCATGTGGACAATCATCAGTTTCGTGGAAAGCACAAGCAGTGCAACCCGAAGGTTGGCCCACTTGTGAGTCGGTTGTGGTAGTAATCACATCGATCATGCGTTTGGACAAGTGACCTCTCTCATAGAGTATTGGCTCCTTGAACCATCTGTCAATCAACGATATGAGTACGCTTTTCCGGTCACTCGTAGGTAACCGACCGAACTCCGCTTTCAGTTCCAGCAGCCGCTTAGCGGTCACTAGTTCTTGTTCCAAAACCGAGATGGTTTCCCATGTCGATTTTACAGACGAGAGCCCCTGCTGTAGTACTGGATCTCTGGATTTCAATGTTTAACCTCCTTTGCTAGTGTGTTTATACGGG